TCGTAACGCACCTACTACATCAAACCGAGCACCTCCGTTGCCACATCAATCGGAGAAGCCCGCCAAACCTCCTCCGTTGAACGACAATATGTTCGAAGTGTTTACGAACCCGGACAAAAAACGTATAGAATCGGACGAAGAATCCGATGAACAAATGGGGTACCCTAATAATAACCCGGACGAAGACCCCGACGACGATTATCCAAATCCACCACAGTACGAGGACGAAGCAGCACCGACGGAACCGTCAGCCGGGTTTTCGAGTATTGAAGACGAGAAACAAGATTTACTGTACAAGTTTTATCGTCTGACATCGAAAGGTATTCCGGTTGGAAAGAAGTTTACGATGAACTCGGACATTCACGAGATGAGGCACGAGTTTAGTCGCATTCAACGTGATAACGACGTCAAGTCGAGTATCCGCTTTTCGCGGCGTATGCTCATGGCGTGTGTGACGGGTATCGAGTTTCTAAACAAACGCTACGACCCGTTCGAAGTCAAACTCGACGGATGGTCGGAGTCCATCATGGAGAACATGGACGATTACGACAACGTGTTTGAACGTTTGCACGACAAGTACGCGTCGCGTGTGTCGATGGCCCCGGAAATCGAACTGTTACTGTCGCTTGCAGGAAGCGCCTTTATGTTCAATCTGACCAATTCGATGTTCAACTCCATGCCGAATCTGAAGGATATTGCGAAACAGAACCCCGACATTCTGAAAAATCTCATGCAGTCGATCCAGAACGCGAATACCAACAATAATACTAACAATAATACTAACAACACCACCAAGGAAGACCCGCCACAACAACAACAACAAAGAAATCACACTAGTACTACGCAACCACCACCACCACTTGCTCGTGGTAATAACCAGAACACCAATAAAGCGCGTGAGATGAAACCACCGGCGTTCGACATGTCGAGTTTGTTCGAGAGCATGCCCATGGTACCTGTAGGAAATGCGACATTCCCGATCGCTTCGCGCGAAACGGACCGTAGTAGTAACAGTAATATTATCGAACCGATCATCTCAAACGCAAAGAGGCCCATACTCAAACGCAGCAACTCGGGGTCGAGTCTATCGAGTCTGTCGGGTATGTCGGGTCACAGTCTTCCGAACACACTGAAAATCGTTTCGATCGACACTTCACAAGTGTCCAAATCTAGACGTAAGAACAAAATAACAGCCACCAAGCAAAATACCATATCAATCTAAAAAAAAAAAGAAAACGTAAATAACAATAATGAATCTGAACATGACGTCTATTAAGGACGCGTGGGGGGTGAGTGATATTAGTGAGAGACAACTCCCCACCGATCGGTTAAACAAGTCGTCAACGTCGTCGTCTTCCTTTTTTAAACATCCGAATGCCATCACGGACTCTCGCCCGACACGCATCGACGTTGCTTTGTTTGATAAAGATTTAATCACCGAGTTGTTTCCTCACACACCCGAGTATCGTACGAAAATAGTCACTGAAAAATTGACAGATACGATCAGACCTTCTCCGAAGAGTTTACGGAAACCACCACCACCGCCACCGCCGTCTTGGGTCGAAGAAGAAGAAACAAGAAGAACACCAGCGTTAAAAGAGTACTTCCAAATCCCCCAAATGCAACAATGGGATTCGCGCCTTGATTTGACGACCATTTTGTTACTGACCTTTTTGCTCCTCCTACTCGATAAAATATCCACCATTTGGAAAAATTCTTAATCAGTAGGAGTAGTAGTGATTCCGAATACGGCGTCTAGCGTCGTCATTTTCTTTGGATTTGAACGAATTTTGATCGCATTGTTCTTCACTTTGGACACGGTGGTATCGAACACGGTATCCGTCGTCTTATTGTTCGAATCGGACCGCATGACCCAATTGGATTGTTGTTTATCAATCACATAGTCCGCTTTTATGACAGGCGGTAGTTGTATATCGTACACGATCCCTTGTCGCGAACTTTCACGGAACGTGTCGATCGTCATATCACCCCCAAACTCCTTTAGGCATTGTCGAGGAGGGGCGCATCCGACGCACGCGAACGGCGATTCCGAATTGGACCTCGAATACATCAACGAGATCAACATGTACTGGTTATTTTTTTGTGATACGTTTTCGTAGTGGTTGTACGCTTTCATGCACTCAAAGCTGCAAAAATACCCGAAAGTTGTAAATTGTTTAGTTTTCGCACCGTAGGCGACGGGAAGCGACAAAGGCGTACTCGAGAAATCATGACAACACCACCAACACCAGATTTCTTGTGACCCAGATTTCTTTTTCGGAGCCATTAGATTTTTTGTGTGTGTGTGTGTTTGTTTGCTTACGATAAGTATCTTTAATTAAGTTTAAACAAGTATAATGGAAGACGCCACCCCTATCTTCGCGCTGAAAGAAGAATCCACAAACATTCGCAAACAACCTTTAGACGTCATGTCGTACAGTGACGTGTTACGTAGCATGGAGTCTGGTAAACAACAACAGCAGCAACAGCAACAACAGACACCACCCGCGACTTTAGCAGAGAAGCCGTCACATAACTACCACAACAACAACAACCCGCCACAAACACAAGCAACAGGACCGCCTGTAGTATCGTACACCTACCCCACATCACCACATATCCTCGACCCAACATACCCCGCCGCACCCGCTGCACCTCCCGCACCCGCACACGCGCCTGCTCTTGACAAGATGAAACAGTTTCAGAACGAAATGATCGTGTTATTGGTCTCGTACATCGTGATACACATGTCCACCGTCCAAGATTGGATGCGATCGAAGATCCCGAACATTGTCAGTCCTGAAACCGGTGCTATGAGCGTACTAGGGCTTCTGACGAACGGCGTGCTTCTCATCGTATTGTGGAACGTCGCCAAGAGACTCATTCTCAAATATATGCAAGACGTTTAATTTAAATTTAAAGAAAAGAATTCCTTTTCAAGATAGATTATGGAGAACAAGTCACAAAAACTCCTCAGTTCGTTAAGAGTGTATTACACAAACAAGACGCGATTCAACTTGATTGAGTCGATCGTCAACGATAACGCAAACGTATCGCTACGGCTTGTAGATTGGTTGATTACGAACTATTCGAAATCGAGGAACGTGGTGTACTATGTAAAGAATATACCGTTTAACGTCCATCAAAGTTACAAAAACATGTTAAAGGCGTATTCCAAACGACTATTCGACCCATTCAGGCGCCACGGGCGTGTAGTATTAGAGCTGGACGGTCGGTCGTTGGAAACAACGGTCGCGCAATTGTCATTCTTCAAATGGGCAATAGACAACAACGTATTGAAATACGCGCTAGAGTACAAGGAAGACATTAAGCGGGACATGGACGCGCACACTCGTCACCGACACGATAAGACGGTCGTCGAGAAAAGAAAGGAGCTTTCCAAAAGCACAAAAGGGGCGAATATGTACAGTGTCAATATATGTGTTTCGTTTTCATAAAAAAAGTATCAGTGTAATAAAAAAAAATGAATTCCAATATGATGTTTGCGAGCTTGTCCACCATTATTCTATATATTGGGTTGTACTTGTATCGCAAGTGCGAAAACCCGGAACTGTTCGATAAAAACACCTTCGTGTACTCGATCATCACCGGCATGGTGGTCTTTTTCGGACTGAATTACTACACGCCGAGTTCCACCACCGGGTACGAACAACCAGGTGTATACACAGGTGGTGCGAGTACGACACAAGAAAATATCATGACGGAACCTTTTAAATACTAAAAAAAAAAAATAACTTAAGAATATTAAAACAAAAAAAGGGAAGAATACTACTACAATGGTTCGTAATTTCGGGAAAGGTGGGAAAGGCGCAAAGAAGATGAAAAATGGGTCGTCCGAAACCAACCGGATATTGTTGTTCAAAGAGAACGGTCAAGAATATGCTGTTGTAGACGAGGCGTTGGGTCACGGCCGGTTTAGGTGTACGTGTTCGGACACCGTGAATCGACTATGTATCATACGAGGGAGTATGCGAAAGGGGCAAACGAACCGTGTGCAAAAAGGAGACACGATACTGGTTTCTTTGCGCTCGTTTCAAGATAATAAGGCGGACATCTGTCATTTGTACACCACGGACGAAGTTCGATCGCTACAAGGGTATGGGGAAATCGCGTACATCATGGAAGAAAATACAAATGATGAATTTGTAGACTTTGTTTAGTAAGTTTTTGCAAGTTTTAGTTTAATTTAAAAAAATAAATCCTTTTCAAAAAAACAAATGAGATCACCTTACGAAGTGCTTGGTGTTTCCCCTCAAACGCCTGAGGAAGGTGTAAAAAAGGCGTATCACAAACTCGCGATGAAACATCATCCGGACAAGGGCGGTAACCCGGAAACTTTCAAAGAAATCAACGACGCTTACGAGAAAACACAGAAACCTTCTTCCGCCGAAACCCCGTTTAATAACCACGACATTTTTTCACAATTTTTCAAGGGATTTCAACAAATGAGACACGTCGTAGACGTACCGATGACTCTCGAAGAGATGTTTATGGGTAAAAAATTTAAAGTCAACGGACACGAAGTTATCGTACCCCCGAAAACACCTTTGACCACGCGCATCGAAATCCCGGGTATGAACTTGACCGTGCAATTACGCATGCAGAAACACCCGGTGTTCCAAGTCGAGAACGGAACGTTCAACTTGATTTACAAACAATCCATCAGTTTGTGTGAAGCACTACTTGGGTTTAAAGGTCGAGTCAAACACCCGGACAAGTCCATGTTCTTTGTCGAAACCCAATCGAACCTGATTATAGGACAACACCAAACAATGCGGATTCCGGGGAAAGGAATCCCTTGTAATCAACGCGGTGGTATGTCCGAAATGATCGTGGTGTTCGATATCCACATGCCTACCGATATTGACGTTTCCAAGTATAGTACAGTAATCAAGGAAATGTTACGCTTTGACGTACCCGAGTTGGTGGCCAATGAGGGCGAAGAAGTGATTAGTTTAAAATAAAAACCTTTTTTCAAACCATCTAGAATAATGATTCCCAAGTGGATACATCAAACGTGGAAAACTAAGGCGACAAACCCACAAGTAGACCGTCTCCGTCTTTCGTGGATCGACATGCACCCGGGTTTCAAGTATACGTTATACGACGACACCGACATAGACCGGTTCATTCGAGCATATTTCGACGACCGTGTGTATACAACGTACAAACGCATCCTGAACGGGTCTCTCAAAGCGGACTTTTTCCGATATTGTGTGTTGTATATACACGGCGGTGTGTATGTGGACATCGACCTATGTTGTGTACGAAGTCTGGGTGACGGGATTGTTTGTTTCGATACCGACGCGTTAGTATCCGCATCGGACTATCAAGAACAGGACTTTCAATCGCCAAACCAACATTATAGAAGAGACGTCATCTTTCAAGGGTTCTTGTGCGCCGAGCCGTTTCACCCGTTCATGCAATATATGATTAATTACATGTGTTTTGCAATGTCATATGATTTGTTTAAACGTGACATATTTCGTATAGGAGGGCCTCAAGCTTTTGCAGATCGTTTCGACGAGTTGTATTTCCCAAAGAGACGAACCCCAGTGTCGTCGTCGAGTAATGTAGTGTTGCGCGAGGCAAACAACCACCTGTTACAAAACAAGATTAAGCTCGTGTCCCACCTTCACGACTGTGAGGTTCTCGGCTACGACCGAAAAGTGTTCGCGACATGCCAGCACCCGGTGAACCGTGATCACACACCCCATTACAGTCGCGACTTTGATGAGTACGTCGAAACCGGATATTATATTTGAGAAGTACAAAAAAATGCAAATTCAGATTTGTCATCACGATACACAAGGTCTTGCAAACGACGCGCGTGTGCTCGCCAACGTGTTGAAATCTAAATATCGTATCTCGAATATCAAATATCCCGAGTCGGTTTTACACACCGACCGTTCGTTACCGCCACATGGAGGTATTCGTATATTCCTAGAACATGCGTCCCCTCATATGATGAACGCGAAATGTAACATCTTCATTCCCAATATTGAAATGATGAACTCGAACGACATTCGGTGTGCGCGTGATGTGCATATGTTGGTGGCTAAAACCAAATACGCGTACGACGTTCTGACCAAACAGTTCCCCGAAAATAAAGTGGAATACTGGGGGTGGTCGTCGATCGACCGAGTGTTGACGAACGTGGTTCCCGATTACAACCAATTCTTGCACGTGAAAGGGGTGTCGCGGTTCAAAAACACGCAGTTGGTTCTCGAAACGTGGTTGAAACACCCCGAATGGCCTACACTGACTATAATTCATTACGGAGACCCGACCCGAAACGAATACATAGACATTCCGGTGGACCACTTTATGGTCGCGGACAACGTTCGCATGATTCAACGGAAAACAACGGACACGGAGCTTACGCATCAATTAAACCGATGCGGTGTGCACGTGTGCCCGAGTAATGCGGAAGGGTTCGGACACTACATAAACGAGGCGCTATCGGTCCGAGCGCTCGTGGTCACCACGGACGGACATCCGATGAAACAGTTTGTCGACCACGGCGTGAACGGCTTTTTGATTCCACCCGTAGAGGAGAAGCCGCACTCGTTAGGGATTTATTACACACTCGACACGGACGGGTTCGAAAAGACCATACAACGCGTGATAGATACTCCGCTCGAACAACGCGCGACCATGGGTAACCGATCCCGGGAAATGTACGAACACGCTTTTCGGCTCGAGCCGTCCGAGTTTTCTTCTTAAACCACCACGCGGTACAAGGTGTACTTTCCCGCGGTGGGGCTGTCTCGGGTGATACGCATCATCGTGCCCGGCAAGGCTCCGTAGTACCTCGCTACAGGGTCTGTGGACAATAGGAGCGGAAAATACCGGAGCCCCGTCTTGTAATGACGGACCACCGCCGCCCTTTCTTCCAGGGACAGCACGTCGTGTTTGGGAACGAGCTCGTGCTTGGTCACGTTGAATGACAGTTCGCTCTCCGAGAACACTTGTACGTTCAGGTCGTTGACGTCGGTGGCGATGAACTGCTTGGCGAACGAGGTGATGGTCGCTTTGTACACCAAGATCAACACAGTGTATTTCGTCGGATCGTCGTCCAACATCTCGCGCATGTTCTTCATGTTTTTAACGCTTACTTTGGGGTCGTATATGAAATACACCAAGACGCGGTTACCGTTCGCCGTGGACGACGCGGCAATGCGGTCCACGTTGTCCGTATCGATCGTATCAAACCCTCGATCGACCAACATCTCGTGTATGGTCTGTCGCACCACACGATTCATTTTTTGTTGACTTTACTTTTAATTTAGGGTCCATTTCGTTAAATAGTATTTCATAACGGTTACTAATAAAATCATGTACGTTCCTATACGAATGTCTTTGTTTGTTACGGTATACACCGGAGACACCAAGCGTTGCATGAACAGGTCCTCTTTTGGTGTGTCCGGATACACACGTTGTTCGAGCAGCGTCAAGGCACATACGTCGTTGTTCAAGGCCCAGTGAAACAATATACTACTGATCAGCGCAATGTGTAACAACACCAGCTCTCTCGTCACATTGGGACATATCGGTACGATCACGATGTACATTACAAGAAGCGCATGCAACACCGAAATGATATTCAACATTCTCGCCCCGACTTTTTATTGTACTTGTATGATAAAAAAAATGGTGGTTTCGATCAGGGAGGGGGGGTTACTACACACCGCGCTTAAAATTCACCTTTAAGAAACAAACAACTATTTAAATAAGACCCAAAAATGTATTGTTCCGCGCATACCCGCAAACATGAAAAGTGTTCCAACCGTGCACGCTACACGATTCAGGACAAACATTATTGCAAGGTGCATGGGAAGCAATTGACGAACCATTTGGAAGAAGCGGAAGCGGATTGTCCGATATGTATGAACTCGGTGCCGCTAATCAAGTCGACCCACACCTCTTGCGGGCATGATTTTTGCAAGACGTGTCTGCGAAAGTGGTTGCGCGAGCATGACAATTGTCCGATTTGTCGAACCGTTTTGTCAGTAACCAATCAAGGAGTCGAAGACTTGACAAATGACCGGATTATACGTTTCGTCGAGATGGACCGGATCCGTATCAACCGATCCAATCAGTTTATTATAGAGCTCCTCGACGTGGATGACTTGGCATTTTTAGAACATTGGAACAATCATACCGTGGACACGAGTCAGATTATATATATCGCTTGAAAATTTAAAAAAAAAAGAATTTTTATTATTTTATGCGTTTTATGTTTTTTCGACATTAAGTGTATTTTATCTTTTTGTCTTAATGTCGAACCGAAACGGTAACACGATTATGACAAACAGAATGAATACTAGTTCCTCGAATAATAACACGAATATGTCAAACGCGTTTAACAACGAGTACCAGGAACTCAATCGTATTAAAACGAGTATGAAAAACACCGCCCGATGATTGCAACTCAACGCGAACACTTTACAAACGTTAATCATGCGTATTGAGAATATCGCGTCCTCGAATGCAACAAACCGATCAAACCCTCAGCCACCACTATCACGTTTATCGCGAAAGAACTATTTGAAAATACAACGCACCGTCCATCCGAACAAAACGTTTCCCAAAGTCAACGCGACAATTTCGGACAAGGAGTTGCGTGCGCGCATTAAACGCAATTTGACGAATATATCTGCCCATTTCCAGATGCGTTGAAGAAACATTGATTATTACTACTACTTATACCATGGATACTACTCGCTGTGCGTTTTGCGCGAGTGCACTCTTAATTTCACGACCCGTATACATGATGAAAGACCGTCATTTCTGTTCGACACGATGTCGTGATGCTAGTCACCTGCAATACCGTTGGTTTAAAAACAAAGAACCGTTGGTTTAAAAACAACTGAAAACGGACGATGGCGAATCGGGCGATGATTATGGTGGTGGTAGATAAAAGAACCTTGGTATAAATATGTAAGGGGGGTCTTGTTTGATCCACCCACTGTGTGTCACGAAGAAAAACATGATACTCGAACTCAGCGGGTTAACCACGGTTCTTGTTTATTTTTTTCCGGGAAAAAAAAGGTTTTGTAAAGTATAAAATGTCACCCATTATTATTCTTGTAATAGTGATACTACTATGTTCAATTGTGGGAGGTGGTGTGTACTGGACAAGCAAGGAGAAAGATGGACAGACTGATGGTGGATCAACAGCAGCAGCAGAAGCATTAGCAGCAGCAGAAGCATTAGCAGTAGCAGAAGCATTAGCCACATCAAACGCATTAGCAGCAGTAGAAGCAGAAGCATTAGCAGCAGTAGAAGCATTAGCCACATCAAACGCAGCAGACTCAGCAGCATTAGCCACATCAAACGCAGCAGCAGCAGAAGCAGCGCACCAAGCAGCAATATTAGCAGCTTTAGGGAAATCTTGTTCGACCCAACAAGATTGTATATCCCCGTTGGTATGTGACGAATATGCCATGAAATGCGCGTACTCGTCCGTGAATCCGCCATTTGGTGACTCTGGCGTTAATTATACATCTTTAAGTCAAGCCGATCGAGACGCTATCGGGTCTGGGTGGACACAAATCAAGTATCTTCCCGGTACTTCGACTAAATGGTTCCCTGGGAACGACAACTTGAGGGGGAAAGGCGGAACCGAATTTTTATTTACCACCGGTGATTTCTCGCGCTGGCTCATTTGTGACCAGTTCCAAGTGAATGGGGAATATTATACTGACAGTCCACGTACCATGAAAAGATCGTCTATAAGCGCGATTCCTTACCAAGCAAAGTGGTATAATCGTGTTACTGATTATGGGGAATGGGCTTGGGAAGATCCTTTGATTAGTATGGAAGACCATTCGAGTTCAATTGTGTCGAATACGGTAATGTATGCTGAAAATAGTACCAATCATCATTCAGCTAGCATTCATTCCACGGGTATGTACGTGTTTGTAAGGTAAAAATCGACCGAACCTCTTTAAAAACAAAGTACCGCGGGTTGTTAAAAAAACAAAAAAAAAGGTCCGTATTTATCGTGTTCGTGTTTTATTACTAATCGTTCCGTACAATCAGGGTTGACCACGGTTGGTTTCGACCGCGGAAAAAATAAAGTTTTTGTATATAGTATAAAATGTCAGTCATTATTATTCTTGTAATAGTGATACTACTCTGTTCAATTTCGGGAGGCGTGGGGTACTGGAAACGTGAAGATCTTTTCGGTACCGGAGAGGACGACGATGGTGGCGGATCAGATACTGGTGGTGGTGGCGGATCAGATACTGGTGGTGGCGGATCAGATACTGGTGGTGGCGGATCAGATACTGGTGGTGGTGGTGGCGGATCAGATACTGGTGGTGGTGGTGGCGGATCAGCAGCTTTAGCATCTTTAGGAGAGTCTTGTTCGGTCAATACATGTGAATCTCCTTTAGTGTGTAATGAATATTCCATGAAATGCGCGAACGCGCCCGTGACCCCGCCGTTTGGTGACTCGAGTGTTAATTATACATCGTTAAGTCAAGCCGGTCGAGACGCTATCGGGTCTGGGTGGACACAAATCAAGTATCTTCCCGGTACTTCGACAACATGGTTCCCTGGTCGGGACAACTTACTAGGGTACGGCGGAACCGAATTTTTGTTTACCACCGGTGATTTCTCGCGCTGGCTCATTTGTGACCAGTCTGCAGTGAACGGGGACTCTAATTATTCTGACGAAGCTCGTACTATTAAAAAATCGTCTATTAGTGCAGTTCCGTACACCGCGAAGTGGTATTACCGACATTGGGTTGCGTTAGATCCTTGGGTTAGTCTAGAAGACCATAATGTTTCAGTTGTGTCGAATACGCTAATGTATGGCGAAAATAACAACACTGAGCATCGAGCTAGCATTCATTCCACGGGCATGTACGTGTTCGTACGAGGTGCAGGTGTAGATGCAGGTGCAGGTGTATCGACATGTGACAAGACTGCGTGCAACTCTTTCATGAGGGACTGGCTGGTCGACAAAAACTGGGCGTTTGATACCGATACCATCAACGGTATCTGCGCTGGGTGTCCGAAGCGCGGTTACAGAGGTGTGAGTATATACAAAGAAGATGGCGTGTGGAAAAACGTGGCCAACTTATCCCGAGAAGGACGCTTTAACGAAATTAAACACCAATAAGGACTCGAGGCACACAGACACGGTCATGGATCACGTAAATAGAGAGAGACACCCCCCCCCATTCCACGGGCATGTTACGTGTTTGTACGGTAAAAAAAAAACCGACCGAAACCTCTGGTGTAAACTATTCTAAAAAAAATTGATTTGTCTTTGAAAAAAAAATATAGTTTGCTGTATGATAAATGTCAACCGGTATTATAATTCTTGTAATAATGATACTTCTCTTTTTAAGTATTTTTATGTACTTTCGGAAACGTAACGATACCACCGGTTCGGTTAGTCCTAAAACTAAAGCAGGTACTACTAGAGCGCCGGATGGTGTTGGAGAAGGTGGTAATAATCAATTAGAGAAGATGATTGGTGTAAACGGGGAAGAATAATGAACCCCAAAACCACCCCCTCCCCCCCAGCAAAGAGGCACGTTTAAGTAGGCACCTTTTATTTTTATTACGATTTCATGTTGTTTTATTCAAGTTTACAACAAAAAATGGTAATTCTTTTAGTTAATTTAGTTTAATTGAATTTAAGTGTTTTTTTTTGGGATTTTCTAAAAAAAAGGAGAAAATTCTTCTAATTGGAATAGGCGAGGCCACCCATCCCCGCTTGGATACGAAGCACGTTGTTCGAGATGGCGTACACCAGGAGCTCGGAATCGTTACCCATCTTGGTTGAGTCGTTAATCTTGTTGAGGGTCAGGGTCACGTTATCGAGACGGGAAAAGTTGGCGGTACCGGAAGGCTGGTGAGCTTCGGGGTTGAGGGCGAAAGAGTAGGTGTAGATGTACTTGGAAGGGATCCTGGTGAAGTGCTGGTAAGGCTGGACCAGACGGAAGTAAGAGGCGTCGCGTTCGGTGAAACGGTCGTGGCCGTTGAACTGGAGCTTGCAGGTCTCAAAAGCATCGCCCGCGGGAACGGCGCCGTCGTAGCCACTTTCGGCGTTGTACGTCCTCACTACATTAGTACCCCACTCGAGAGGCTCGGCATCTGGGCGGCGGACCACCCACACGAGAGCTTTCACCGGGTGGTTGAAGTTAAGGCGGAAGTTGGAGGAACGGGTGGTCTCGGGGCCGGTGTGCTGGAGCTGCTCGATGAGGTACTCGTGGGAGGACTGGGCGAAACGGCGACGCTCGTCGGTGTCGAGGTAGACGTAGTCGACAAAAAGGCGGGGGTTGGAGATCGCGAGAGTCTTGGCACCAGCACTGAGATCGAGCCTGCCTTGGTCGCGGAACTGGATGTTGACTTTGACTTCGTGGTACTGGAGGGCGATGAGGGGCAGGGCCAGACCCGGGTTGCGGCTGAAGAAGAACTGCAGGGGAATGTACAGCTTCGTGGACTCCAGCGCAGTGGCGGTACCGGTGTCGCGGCGACCGATCATTTCCTTGAACCCGGCGCGCTTCTCCTCGGGGAGGGTCAGTTCGGACCAGATGTCGAGCCACTCACCGTAATGCTTGTCGATGCGCTGACCGCCAATCTCGAGCTCGATGTACTCAATGAGGGCGTGACCGAGGGAGTTGACCACTTCGGTGTCCTTACTGACGGTGACCTCGAGCCACATGTTAGTGACGAGATCGCCGTTGCGACTGATGGTGCAAGTCACGCGGCTACCGAGGGAGGCGTTACCGTTGAAGGTCTGTTCGATAGACTCCATGGCGAAGTTGGTGTGGCGGCGGTAGACCACCTTAAAGAAGCTGATTTCGGGCTTGCCGGTCAGGAAGACGTCTTGGGCGCCGTAGGCTACAAGTTGCATAAGTCCTCCTCCCATGTTTGTTTGTTAATATTATTAAAGCAGAGAAAAAAAATACGTTGATTTTCAACGTAAAGAACACACACACACACACGCGCGGTTTGCTGCGAAGAAAAATGAAGCCTAATAAAGTAAAACCACACGAATGAATCTTCAGATCAAAAAGTTCAACCCTAAAACGATGCGAGACAATTCGGTGGTGGTGTATATCGCGAAGCGCATGAGCGGAAAGTCGACGTGTGTAAAAGATATCATGTGTCACAAAAAGCACTTGCCTGCGGGTGTGGTGATGTCGGGGACGGAGGAGGGTAATTGCTTTTACCAAGAGTTTGTTCCGGATTTGTTCATCTATAACGAGTTTCGTTCCGATGTGATAGAGAAGGTCGTGGCGCGACAACGCGCGCTCATCAAAAACGGTGAACGCGACACGCCCGTGTTTATTATCCTGGACGACTGCATGTACGACAAAAAGTTTTTACGCGAGAAGATCATGCGGCAAATTTTTTACAACGGGCGTCATTGGAATGTGTTTTTCATGTTAACCATGCAGTATTGTATGGACTTGTCTCCCGACCTGCGGTCGAATATCGATTACATATTTGTGTTTAGAGAAAACATCCTACAGAATCGGGAAAAGATTTATAAAAACTTTTTCGGGATTTTTCCCACGTTTGATATGTTTAATCAGGTTATGGACGCTTGCACCGAAAACTACGAGTGTATCGTTCTTGATAATACGATCAAGAGTAACAAAATCGAAGACGTCGTGTTCTGGTACAAGGCTCGACTGTTCGATCCTAAAACATCTTTTCGCGTCGGGCACCCCAGGTTTTGGAACGCCCATAATCGTTTGTACGACCCTAAACACGACGACCGTGAAATAAAAGACATACAAAATCAATATCGTAAGACTGTTAAGAAGAACACGATCACAATCAAAAAGCAAAACTAACTCAGAGGAGTGTTTTCTTCTTCTTGTTCTTCTTCGGCCACGGTCTGTGGAGGAGGCACATGACTCATGTTATTTTTCTTTTGTTCTTCAAAGTGTTGCTTGACGAGTATTTGTTGCTCCTTGTGTCCCTGGATCAGATCGTTGAGGACCTTGTCCTGGTACACCTTGTCTTCGATACTGTCGGTATCGGGGGGGATCGGTAGCCACTTGTACATGTCCACTATAAACACATCGAACGTCGTGTCCACTTTGGACAGTTTCTCCGCATGCCGTCTACCCTCGTCCTCCGTCGCAAACACTCCACGAATCTTCAGCGCACACGTACTGAATTTCTGATTCGACGTCGGTGACACAATCGAAATGAGCGCAAATCGCTGGCTCGGTATTTGTATCGTATCCTCTTCCAAATGATCAACCTTTTCCATTATTACAGCTACAACGCGTTTCTTTTTTAAATGATTTTTGTAATTTTCGTTTTTTTAGACGCTCTTGTGGAACACCCAACCGGTGATTTTGCAAATATCGCGCCATATACAATCCTGTTGGTAGAGCTTCTCCCGGCTCTTCAACAGAGGGAACAGTTCCATCATATCAATCTCACCGAGGAGCTCGCAGAACTTGTACAAAATGTACGAATAACTGAAAAAGTTTTTCCGGTTCTTTGGACAAACCTCTTCGAACGGCTCTTGGATGTCATGAAACATGTTGACGAGGGTTTCGTACAGCTCACCGGAGATGATCGGAGGCGGCTTGCCACTGAGGATGTTTGTGATCTGTCGCGCGTGTTCGTAAAACTTGTTGAGGTTCAATTTTTTTAGGTACATCTTCACCTTGGTTTGCGTGACTTCGTTGACGCTGACCACTCGAGCCTTCCTGAACTCCGCCTGCATCTTCGCGATGACTTCGTGTGGAATTTCCGAACGCTCCTTGGCTTGTAGTTGCGCGAGAAGTTCGCGCAGATGGTTGATGCGTTTGTACGCGAAATGCACGTTCGTGTCCGTGTTCAGTTCTTGTTCGTACGTCAAACCGGACACGCTCGGTTCAAAATACACGTCGTGGTTCCCGCATTTCGAACACACGATGTACGACTCGTTCGTCGACAAGCGCATGGGAACGTCGCAGTCGCGACACATAATTCCGTGGGTACCGATCGACGGCTGGAGCTCCGTCGGTGTGTGCGCCGCCGACGTGCTGTGGCTTCCTTCAATCTTGTGCATGTACGACGTGAGCAACTGTCCGCGCTTGTTCTGCGATTTCTTTTCGACGTAGCTACAAATGGACGCTTGGTCGCTGCTTACGATTTGAGAAAACTCTTTGTCCGGGTGATAAAGCTCGTTATGCTCTTGCAAGACGGTCGACACTTTCATGAGATAGTCCGTCTCCGTGCTTTGCGACAACACACAAACACGATCGTGGATTTGGTGAATTTCGTCGTCGAGTCGGAGCACTTCGAATATATCATCCGCGTGTTGTACCTTTTGTTTCTCCAAGCGCCGCATGGTCGTGTGTAAGGTGGTTATTAGCGTATGCCGATTGTCGAGATCGGACACCTTCTGTTGATGACGTTGATCTAACGACATTATCGGTAAAAAGAATTATTAACTTTAAAACGATTTAAAGAAACAATGTATTACTAAATGAAAATGAGCTACGTCAACTTTTTTTTAATGAACGCGTTGTATTATTACACACGTATCACAACGTTTTACGCCGAGTTTTTGAATCGTATTACGTCCAAGCCACCTCCGTTGGTTGTGTACAAGGTGGTCCGGTATTTCGGGATAGACGGCGAAGAGGATGTAACAGATCGGTATACGAGCGGTCAGGATATTAGCATACCGGAAAACGACGAGTCATCCAACGAGTCATCCAACGAGAGTATCGAGTATCGTTTCACGTGGAAACGCGACAAAAAGTATCGAGTTGTGCGTACCCGTCCCGACGATCCCGGTCCTTCACACGACGCCCTCGCCAAGGCTGCTGTGATTGGTACTTTTTTGGGGCCGAAGATTGTCATGGCCGTTCTCGTAAACCCGGATGAAAATATCGAGGCTCATGTGCTTGGTCGGGTCTGCAAGTTTGCAGGACCTCAACACGACTTTTTTCACAACAAGCACCTACAAATGAAACACATGTTTCACAACGATGACATGTTACCGGGTACCGTTCTTAAAATTTTATGGAGCAACGGCTCCTTGTTATCGTACGATCAAGAAACCACGCTTATTTAAGGATTTAAATGAATAGTAATATAAGATGGAACTTCTAGTCAATACCACGAACCTTCTAGTCAAGACGACGACGAACCTGAAGATGTACTCCAAGGACGATTGCCCACGGTGCGATGATGCGGAGCGTTTATTGAAAACGCACAACATCCGCGGCGTGACTGTTCACAAAAAAAATAACTTGTACTCCCTTCTCAAGGAGATAAACGCTGCGCAAGAGGAGGAAACTATTTCGTCCTTTCCAGTGTTTCACGACGGGACGCGCGCATACACCACCGACACGTTCCTTCAAAAGTACGGAGAGCCCGTACTGATTGAAAACCCGGACCGTTTCGTCTTGTTTCCGATACGGTACACGGACCTGTGGGACATGTACGAACGATTGGTCGCCTCTTTTTGGACGGTGGGTGAGATTAACTTTTCACAAGACGAGGCTGATTTCGCGAAACTGTCTGAAAATGAACGTACGTTTATCAAGAATATTCTAGCTTTTTTTGCCGCGTCGGACGGAATTGTCAACGAGAATCTCGCGCGGAACTTTAGCGACGAGGTCCAGATACCGGAGGCCAAGAGTTTTTACAGCGTGCAGCAGTTCAACGAGACGATTCACAGTCAGACATACAGCTTGATGATAGACCGTTATGTTCAGAACGTAGACGAAAAGACACACCTCCTTCGCGGGGCCCAGACCATTCCGTCCGTGAAAAAGAAGGCGGACTGGGCCTTGAAATGGATTCGCCGTGAAAACTGTCCTGAGTTTGCGAAACGATTGATCGCCTTTGCGTGCGTCGAAGGGATCATGTTCTCGGGGTCCTTCTGCGCCATCTTCTGGCTTAAGAAACGCGGGCTCATGCACGGCCTGAGTTTCTCCAACGAACTGATTTCTAGAGACGAAGGCATGCATCAAGATTTTGCGGTGATGTTGTTCAAGTACCTAGTCAACAAACCGAGTCAACAAGAGGTTGCGCTGATCGTATCGGAAGCGGTCGACAACGAGAAGGAGTTTATTATCGAGTCCATCCCGTGTCGCATGGTCGGAATGAACGACGTGCTTATGGGAGAGTACATCGAATACGTGGCGGACCGGTTGCTTCTCCAGCTCGGATACTCGACGATTTACGGAACGAAAAACCCGTTCGATTTTATGGAACACATCTCCTTGTCCGGAAAGACCAACTTTTTCGAGCGTCGTGTAGGCGAGTACACGAAAGCGGGTGTGTTGACGTCGGACAAACTCAACGCATTCGGTATGGATGAGGATTTTTAAACAGATTACTTAGTAAAATGAAGTACCACCAGAAGCTTGCAGAAGTTCAGTCGAAAATGCAACAAAGGTTTAACAACACGGGCAATTATTTAGGCATCGTGTTAATCACCGGAATTTTTGCTTTGTTAGCGTTACAATATTTCAAAACGCGGAAAAACCATTTAAAAATAACCGACTTTAATAATCTAAATAAGAATGACATCGGAGAGCACCATCGGTTCCTTTACCGTGATGATGGAGCACTTTATTGACGAACTCGCGTTGACGTTCCCCTCAGAGACTAAGATTAAGGTTTACAAAAGCTCTTTCGAAATGCTCAAAAAGACGAATCCTCGCAAGGTCTTGATGGTGTTTATGGAACATGTCGGGCCGTACGCCGATCAGATTATGAACAAGGATGAAACGTTGATGCTTGATGCGAGTAATCCGCTCAATCAGGAACTGAATTTGAAGAGTGTTTGGGAAACTCCCGATATTACCGCGAACACGAAGGAGGCTATTTGGGCGCATCTCAACATGTTACTCATGTTCGGCACCACGATCAATAGCATTCCGTCGGGACTGATGCAAGGCATCGAGCAACTGGCCCAACAATACGCGAGTCAGATGGGCGAAAGTGCGCTCGACCCCAGTATGCTACTGTCTGGAGTGCAAAGTATGATGAAGAATATGTAGTTTAAAAAAAAATTAAAAAGAGTCTATTATGTTAAAAAAAAATGCGAGGGTTATCGTTTTCAGTTTTGGCGGTCCTGGTTGTAGTGGTGGTAGTCCTGGCGGTGGTCCTAAATAGGCGTTCGCGTTGTTCCGGCGATCCGCGAATCGGTGCGTTTCTTCGAAAACTCAAAACGCACACCTATAAACTCGTTAGCGTGTTGGACCCGACCGATCCACGTACCGAAAAGATAAAACACAACTGGTCCGGGAAACTCGGAGAAATGGAACACGAAGAAAACCGACGCGCCTTTGCCTACAATCTCAACAAGGGACGTTATATCGCCGTGTGTCTACACGACCAGAAAGGAAACCTGAACTCGTTTAACGAAACTTTTTTCGTGGTGATGCACGAGTTGGCGCACGTGGCCACCGAACGTTACGCCCACGACCGGGACTTTTGGGACACGTTCCGCTGGTTGATACGATCCGCCGCACGTGCTGGGTTGTACAACAACATCGACTACAAGGAACGACCCGTCACGTTTTGTGAGTACAAGCTAGACGAAAACCCGACATTTTAATTTATTGGTATTATTTAAATGAAATCAAGTAATACTATTTGGATTCACGATTTCTCGCAATTGTCCCCAAAGCTAGGGCTATGGCCTTTCGAACGCACGACCAACGCTTTCGCACGTCTCGTCATTTACTATGGGATTATCCTATCGTTATTGAAAAAGTCTGTAAACTATTTCATTTGGGGTGTGTGCGTAGCCCTTCTAGGGACCGTAACAACAATGACGCGCCCCAAAAACGTAATACCACTACAAACACGACATCTTCATTCGCGCCCACCAACCGAAGTGTCATTCAACTGCCCCAGTATCAGTTCAAACAACTCCATGGGAAATCCGATCATTGGGGTGCATGACATTACGAAAAACTGTCCCGTGAATCACGACAACCCGACAACGGCGGCTCAGGTACATCAAGCGTTTCACGATAATCTTCCCTTGAGTCATTGGGACATTTACGGGAAAAACAACTCCCAGCGTCAGTTTTATACCGTGCCTACGAACGACCAAACCGGCTTTGCGAACTGGCTTTACAACCCCGACCAAGTCATGCGATGTGAGAAGACAATCAAAGCGTGTTGATTTAATTTATTACCGTTAATGTTAAAGAATTAAATGTTTTCCCGCACGTTTTACGATAAAGACGAAGAGAGGGCGCATACCATCAACAGTACCAAACCTCTTCGCTATCACATGCCGGAAATAAGTAGCTTGTATCAGTCGCGACAGGGTCTTCGCGACATCGATATAGAGTCCAACTTTCGTTCGAAGCCCACGCGCCTCAACGAAGTGGGTGATGCCCCCAGCACCGAACTGTTCGGTACGGCCCCTCTCAAAGCACGCAACGACGGTCCCGTGGACGTAGAGTCCATGTTGTTCCACGGACAGACGCGGGTGGAGTGCGCGCCTCGTGAACAGGGTGTGTTTGACCGCATCGAACTACCCGCGCCCATGCAAACCCACTATCACGATACCATTGGAAATGTAAGCACACGAACCAATTACAGGAATTTAAATCTTTAAGTAATGGTAAATTGAAAAAAAATGGTTTATTCACGCGAACAGCAATCCAACAAGGTGGAAAGTTACGTACTAGAAAATTTCATGAATATGCAAACACCGTGCACGTACAACTGTCGGTTGACCAACTCCAAGACGAACGTCGACACGGAAACCGCGCTAATTCGCGGAAAAGAGTCCGAACCGGTGGATAACACACCGACGACCGTGGTAGCGAAAGAAGTCGCGCCGTCTCATCACGCACAGTCTTACGAACCCGAGTTTGGTGAACAAACGCGTATGTCCAAGTCGTGTTACTTCGAACGAACCTTGGATCGGTTTGATCCCGTTGACTTTCAGAACAACAGTTACGACAATCAGACCCTTTTCGGAGCACCGTCTCGTTGGATTGCCAAGTACGCTTGAAAATAAATAATTTGTTGTTAACATAAGAAAAAATGGAATTGGTGGCATTAGGTCTGCTCGGTGTTTTCGGATACCTCAACACACCCGTGAAGAACGTAAAGAACGTAAACCTCCTCGCCCCTTTACCACCACCACCGCCCCGGCAGAGTACTACAGCGGATTTAGAAGCCGATTTCAAAGCCGACGTTGGGCGTCATTTACAAAACGACCAGGTGGTTCTTCCCTACTTCCGTAGCGAAAAGTCACAAAATACGAACGAGTCACTGAAGGATCGGCGCCTTCAGACGTTTTCTGGGTTGGGAAATATGGACCATATGTCTAAAAAGGAAATAGTCGCACCCTCACCGGTTCGTGGCATTGCCAATATGCACGGTAGTTTGTTCGAGCCGAATATCGACGTGTACAAGAACTCACTCAGTGGTAAAGACCATAGCGCATCCCCCGTCGTCCAGCAACAGGTGGGTCCTGGTTTGGGGATCGACCCGGTCACGTCGTCGGACGGAGGGTTTCATCAATTTTTCCGAATCATGCCCGATAACGTCAACGGGTATCGCAAAAACACTTTCGCGGGTGATGTCGTTCATGGAGGTAGTGCGGTATCGAACCGACCCTTGGACTCTTTTGAAAACACGCGCGAAAGTCTAAGCGTAAATCTAACCGACGATGAAATGAGAACGGTTGGGGAACGTCCTTTCCACGCCAAAACTCCGGCGGCGGTCTCCGCGCCTCGACAAAACGCACCTTACCATTTGAAATCCACGAACGGCGAAAACCTAAACACATGTAACTCCGGTAGTGTGTTTTCCAACGGCGGGACGTATACGAGCCAACAGTTCACGCGCGATACCGATCGCACTATGGGGGCAAGAACCCCACTAGGTGGGGGACTTGTCGGAACGAACCCTGGCGGGTATCAAAACGCACAGTATTTACACCACGCCACCGAAAGAGAAACGGTCAATACGCACCGTACCAACGTGGCCGGTAATCAGTTCGGGACGTACAACGTCTCCGCTGTAGACAGCGCTACGCAGCGTGGACAGCCTACTCTGGACCAGACCGGGGTGAACAGCGCTTATTACGGGGCTGGTAGTGGCGTTCGAGGACACACGATTCAGCAAATGAACGACGCAAAACCCACGCACCGTCAAAGCACTCACCAGGCATACATCGGTACCGCGTTCAACAATACCGGCGGACACACTAAAGTTCCGACCGACCCACTGAACCGTTCCACGCTTCGTGGGAGCGCAAATAACGCGGAAAACACGACCGGGCGCGGGGCGTACATCTCCAATGCGACGAGAACCGACGCGCAAGTCGACATGTACCAAAAGGCGATTGTGTCTGGGTACGAGCCTAACATTCAGAAAACGAGTAATTTGATGACGCACGATATGAACTTGACGCGTTCCGGATGCGACGATAATCCAAACCGTATATCCTCAAACCCACAAGGGTTTGTATCGACTAGACATACCGAGTCTCTCGGGAACGTCTACGTGCACGACAACGTGCCTTCCGAAAACAACCGAGACTTTGGATACCTTCCGAAGAATCCTTTGGTGACAAACATTTTGAAATGAAATCAATTTATTTCATGTTTTTTAGTAACCATATCACTACAAGTAACATTACGATGTAAACAAAGTCACACTTGTTTGGAGCGTTTCGCCAGGAGTACTCTCCGGTGGGTTTGTTGAATAGTTTGTTGTTTGGTTGGTTTGGATCAATTAGTCGCTCGTACACACGCTCGGTGTACGGTAGATTCGGACAATGTGGGGTACATTCGTGGATCATTTTATTATTATTAACTGTCGAATAAGTTTTGGCGGAACGGAATAAGCGCTCGATGTGTTCGTACCTAAGTCTCGTTGAGGGTGTGAACCTCCTTGGGCGGTACAAAGATGTCGTCCGTACTTGGCAAAAGCGCTACACGGAGTGGTCTTGTTACAAATTTTCAAACCAAGTTTTGTACGGTTCGTCCATATATTTGTTATTTTACGATACGGGTAGCCGTATCGACAGTAACAACATACGTTTTTGTACCGATTCCATTTACACATAAACGGCCGGGTGTGTAACTTACCACCACCACCAGGGTTTTCCATAAACCACATCGGTGGTCGAAAGTATTGAATAATCTCTAGACACCGTTTCACGATCGAATCAGCCTCTATGTAATCTCGAGTCCCCACGGTCCTGGCAATCGAATACTGTGTACACGGCGGACTCGCCCATATGACGTCGAAGTACCCTCTCGGAAACTGTCGTTTGTAGTTCCACGTGCGGATGTCCGATACAATCGTCGGGGTGTTTTTGGCGCAAATGTCCACGCTCGTCACATCCACATGTTTCGGCAAAGATTTCTGAATCGATTGCGTTCCCGCACACAAATCAAGAAATCGCATTTTATTTAAAATACAGTAACAATTACAGAATAACAAAAATAAGAAATCGATTTTTTTTTATAACTTCGTTCTTATATCATCCACCGCTCGTTTGATGAGTACTTGAATGTGGTCTTGTGGAACCCACTCGTCCCATGTATCATGACACCGGTTCATTGCCGAAACTATCGGGTTGTCATCAGTAGACTCCGCACGCGTAAACTGTTCTTCTTCTTCTTCTTCTTCGGATTCTTCTTCTTCGGATTCCATTTCATTTTCGAAATTTGCCAAAGTATCTTCCAAGCACGTGTCGTCGTTTAATGTATCGGTAAAGTGTTGTGCTTGGTATTGTAACGCGTATAAAATGTCTGTCGAGGTTAACGTATCGCGCCCTGCCGCTTTCACGTACACTGCACCCACATCGATTGCTTTCGTCATAAAGTAAGTTAAAATACTACCAATGCGTTTGTATAGCACTTGGTCCACATCATTCTCGGTAGCCTCCCCGAAGCCGGTTTTCATATTCAGTGGGAAGCTCATTTTGGTTTCTTTGTAATTGGTTTCTTTGTTAATGTATAGTTGCGATCCTCTTTAAGTGGAATTCTTTTGAAAAATGAAGGAGGTATACATGTAGCTGCATTCGGAGAAATCGCTACCCATTTTGAAATTCATTTGCGAATTGTACACTTCAAACGGAGTGTACGAGACCAGTCGTAGACCAGCCTCTTTGCAACGCCGCGTTAGCACGTCTTTTTTTACAAGGAATTCGTGACTGACCGACGTTTCACCAAAATACAACGTACCAGCTAGATGTACGTGTACCGGCACCGCTGTTTCTTGATGAATTTTATCCATGCACGGAATACGAACACACACGGCTTGGTTTGCAAAACAGTTATCTTGCGCAACGCGCCGAATCACGACATCCCCGTCCATGAACGTACCCATGTAAACCCCTCCTGGTTTTAACATCCGCGCGACATATTCTAGATGTGTGTTCAAAAGTTCGTCCGACGCAAAAAGGTAGTGGACGGCGAATTGACACGAAACGACGTCGAAATAGTTTTCGACACTTACTAATACGTCGGTGGAAAAGATGTAATTACAATTCAAACCACTCGTACTCAAACGGCGTTTCGCCTCTTGAATGTACGCGTGGTTTGGGTCGTACGCGTACACGTGTTCCAGTCCACAATGGTTCCACTTGAACAAATCCCCTCCTCGACCACACCCAATATCCAGTAGCGTTTTACCGTTTGGACTCATTTGGACACCTTGAGATATCAATTGAGACTTGACCTTGTTATGAAAACAACGCATGTTTTTCGCAAACATGTTTTTCTTTAGTTATTTAGTTCTATTTTCTTAAAGTTAATAAATTTGTTTTTTTACAGTAGGTCTTTGGACCACATCTGACTCGGGGTCTTGTCGGTCAGTTTGTGAATCATACTACGGAATTCTGCGATGCGGGTCTCCAGTACACTCAAACTCTCTGACGTGAACGCGGAGATCTTTATCCCGAGGAGCGTCTCGTCTGCGTTTTTTTCAAACCCATGGGTACGAAGCTGCGCGATGATCTCGTGTCGGGTCTTGCGGAACACCATCACCTTGTCGTCCATCACCAGTTGGATAAACCGATACTTTTCCGAAAGTTCCCCGAGCGACGCGTTCCATGTTTTCAGCAGGTGCTCCTTTCGCGCGGTGTAGTACTTGAGTCGTAGTTTTACAAAATCGGCGACAATCGCTTCGGGGGACTCGTACAGTTGGATTTGCTTGTTCGCGTCGAACAGATGCATGTTGGTCGTGTTGACCGTGCTCGTGAGTTTGAATTTCTTTTCGCAGATATTCGAGTCCACGTTGAGCTTGATCACAAACCGTACGTCGGTTTCCGTGCTGTGGTTCTCGTACCCCTTGATTTCGTTGTTCACCAACATACCGTCGATAAACTCCTTGTAATCGTTCGTCCAGGTACCGATAGGTAGTTCGGTAATCTCAACCGTGTCTTTGGCAAGCGTGTTGTACGTTCCGCGGGTGGTGTACTTTCCGGTTCCGGGAGACTCTTCGGTGATCGTGCCCTTGAACCCGTGATACCAAGGGGTCATGGGGACCTGTTCTTGACCGTTCAGCAGCCGTGTCACGTTCGTCCGGATGTCGATCGGATTGTAACAGGGTACTTGCGTGCTATACCCCGTACCGATCCCCGTCGTGCCGTTGATAAGCACCAGAGGGAGTGTCGGCACAAAGTACACGGGCTCGATCGGGGTTCCGTCATCCTCGAGATACGTCAGTAACGGGTCGTCGTCCTTATGGAACAGCTTGTCCGCCTCGGCGCTGAGTTGGGTGAAGATGTACCTCGGAGACGCGGCATCCTTGCCCCCCATCAGTCGCGTACCAAACTGACCCTTGGGTAACAACAGTTGGATGTTGTTGCTGCCGACGTGGTCTTGCGCCATGTTGATGATCGTACCCATCAGACTTTGCTCGCCGTGGTGGTACGCCGTTTCGGTCGACACGAACCCGCTCAACTGCGACACCTTGATTTCGGAATTGCTGGTCCTTTTCCGGCACGCGTGCAAGACCTTCCGTTGACTCGGCTTGAGACCGTCCACCATGCTCGGAATCGACCGCACGTTGTCGGACACCGAGAACCAGATGAGGTCCTTGTGGATAAAGTCCGCCACGGAGACCGTAGTATTCGTCTCGGTGTCCAAGACCGTGTCTGTCGCGGACCCGATCCACCGTTTGCGCTCGTGGGTCATCGTCTTTTTGAACGCCAGATCGATGTCCGCGCTCTGCTCTTTGTCAAAGGAGTAGTTTATTTTGTTAGTCTCGAGGTCGCGGAAGTAGTCCCTCGCCTCGTTCGCGCTGCTCGTACCCAGACCCTTGTAGTACTTGATTTTCCAACTCCCACCGTCTCGCGTGATCGCTTTCCAGCGATCGTAGTCCTGCTTCGTGTAGAACGCGCGAGACTGGGTTCCCTTGACACATTTGAGTATCGGCGTACGCATCGACGTCAGGAAATTCGGAACGTTCTCGAGCAGCGACGGCCAAAAAGCGTGAATGAAATTGATAAACAACCCTTTGATGTGCGACCCGTCCACGTCCGCGTCCGTCAGAATCATCACGTGTCCGTAACGAAGGTCCCGGGTGCTCGTGTACTCCTTGTTGTTTTGGAGTCCCATAATCTGCTTGATGTTGACAATCTCTTCGTTGTTCGCCAACTGCTTGGCCGACGCGTCACGCACGTTCAACAGCTTGCCCTTCAGCGGGAACACTCCGTAATAGTCGCGCCCGATCACCCCCAAACCGCTGATGGCGAACGTCTTGGCGGAGTCCCCCTCCGTCAGAATCAGCGTACACTTCTCTGACTGCATCGTCCCCGCCTTGTTCGCGTCCTCCAATTTCGGAATGCCTTTTATAACGGACAGTTTTCGCCCGTCCGTCTTGTTCAGGTCACGCTGTTCTTTGTGCTTCACCAAGGCGATGATATCGTGAATGAACGGAAGCTTGAGCACTTTCTTGACAAAGTCTTCTGAAATCCGGTAACTGGTTCCAAAATCCTTCCAGCGGCTCGTGCACTCCGTCTTTGTCTGACTGCTGAAAGACGGGTTCGTTAGGGTACTTCGCACGAACAGAAACATGTGGTCCTTGATGTGCTGCGGTTTGAGTTTGAGTTCCTTGTGTTTGGACAGAATGTGCTCCGTGATACGCTTCACCAGTTGCGAACCGATGTACTCCACGTGCGCTCCACCGATGCTGGTATGAATACCGTTCACAAACGATACCTGTTGAAACCCACAGTCACTCTGCGCCAACGCAATCTCCCACCGCCCGTCCGCGGATGTCTCGAACACGCGCGTCGCTTCCTTTTTGGTCCCGATGTAACAATCGACGTACTTTTCGAACGTCTTGATCCCGAGGTTCTTTCCGTTATAAAACACTTTGACGTTCGGAGGGGAACACGCGGCCGCGTCGTACGTGCGACGCTCGAATAAAGACACGATGTCCTCGTTTTCGAACGACGTCATTCCGAATCGCGCAAAGTCAGGGAAAAACGTAATCTTGGTAAGCCCCTTTTTTGCCGCTTTGGTAATCTTCGGTTTGGTCTTGGTCGACATGTTGTCGGTCCATTCTTGGACGTACCGCTGGTTGTTGTGAATCGTCTCGACGATAAACCGCTTGGAAAAGATGTTTGCCAGCTTCGCGCCGTACCCGTTACGTCCTCCCGTGGTGCGCTCTTGAGTATCGTCGTAATTGGACGACGTCAACAGTTCTCCGAAAATAAGCTCCGGAACCCACACGTTATTGTACTCCGCGTGTTGTTCGATCGGTATACCTTTTCCCGTGTTGGACACACACACCGAACCGGCCGATACGTCCACGTCCACCGTGATCTTGTCGACGTCCTCGTCGACTTGTACCTGGTCCATCGCATTCACCAGAATTTCGTCGAAGATTTTAAACAAACCACCGACGAAACTGGTCTGTATCATTTTCATATTTTCTTCCGAAACGACCCATTGCTTTGAAACGTCCGGGTTCAAAGAACCGACGTAAGTGTCCGGGCGAGCCAAGACGTGCTGAAGAGGCGTGTATTTCTTGTAAGACGACGACATTGGGGGGGGGGGGCTTGTTGGGTTTACTATAGAATACCTGTGTCCTTTAAGTTGTTTTTTTTTCAGTTGAGTACTATTTTGAATATCATCGTCACAAACCCACTGAAATAGTCGATGGGTTTGCGCGCGCCTCCTTGATGATAAAACTTGAAGCTCAATCGATTCAACGAGTTTAACGGTGGGTCAAAATAACGCACTTTGTCGTGATAGTCGAATTTGATTA